AACAGAAAGAGCTTATAAATAGAAGATAAACAAATACAGGCACGTCTTTCATTTAAATTACCTTCCCTGATATAGGGAGATAGTTTATGCGCAAGACGTGGTAATCCTTCCTTCGTGCGGACAAATGGGAGATGTTCTACCCTATGGCCAGCACAATGGCGGATGATTGTACCTGAAATTTGTTTTAAACGTTTTAATACGTGACCCGCACCTTCACGAGCTACTTGTTGCTCATAAAGATGTTGGTAATTTATTATAAAACGTTTAGAAATTTCTGAAGGAAATTGATATACAATTTCCAACTGCAGAGGTAATATACGTAGAAAACGAGATATCCTGTTACTGCGGAACGCGAAGGTTTCAATTGCTCTAGATAGTAATGCTTTAGCATGACCATCTTCGGCATGACCCTTTAATCGCGCTCTGCGTAATAGTTGTTTAGGTTCTTGTCTAAAGAACTTAAATAAATCTATGTAATCCACATACAAACCTCTCTTAAGTTTAAGAAATTGAGAATTAGAAGAAATTCTTCTCTTTCTAGAGTTCTTAGACTTACGGGGTTTCCCTGTACTAGGAGATTGTTTTGATCTTGATCTTTTAGATCGAGTCAACGCCTTCTCCTAATCCTGAATTATCAGGTGTTTCCGATCCAATAGGATTATTTGGATTTGAAACAACTGTTTGGTTTCTAACCAGGTTCGTAACTAAATCAGTTAATTCTGAAATTTGGTTTTCCAAATGAAGAATTTCTGCGTTAGTACGGCTACGCCCCCTTGGTGGGTTCGTAGTCTGTGTACCGTCAGATGGAAATCTTCTAATGTGTGTAACAATTAGATTATTTCCACGTTTACGGTATGCAGACCATTGATTGGTTAATCTTGATAGATTACCTCCAATGGCCTGATGGGCCTGCTGGACTAATCGAACTTGTTCTTTTGTAGAACAGTTAGATAACAGGATCTGAAGTTGACGCTCATAACCTGATAGGTTAGGAGAGCTAAACTTCGAAAGTTCTTGGGCCTGGCGAAGAATTTCTTCGTCAGACAAACGAACACGTTCAGGGCGATTAAGTGGCGCCTGACCACTCCCGAATCCACGGGATTGGTCCGGTAAACCGGCATTAGATCTTTGAATCATATAATGATTTAATATAGATTTAATTGTCTATTTTTACATAGAGCAATTGGACCCATCTAGGGCCTCTCGTCACCACGCCTCCCGTAAGTCGTAAATACGATTACAATTGGAGACATGTGTGGTTTTAAGGTTTTCTAGTGAAGATTCCACTTTTAGTGGAATATAACTATCGAACCTATGCG